ATCATTACCAGTTACCGGCCGTGACTCATTTTCAAGATATTCTACAACATCTTTAACTGCCATATCAATACCTCGCTTCAACTCAATCGGATTAGCACCATTAGCAATTTTCTTAAATCCTTCTTTAAGAATTGCATGAGCTAATACCGTAGCAGTTGTTGTACCATCACCTGCCATATCATTTGTTTTCTGGGCAGCTTCCTTTACCATTTGAGCTCCGGAATTTTCTACCGGGTCTTCTAATTCAATTTCTTTAGCAACCGAAACGCCATCTTTAGTAATAGTCGGTCCTCCAAATGATTTCTGTAATACAACTGTCCTTCCTTTGGGGCCTAACGTTGATTTAACTGCATTTGCTAATTGTTCTACTCCGGACAATAATCCGTCGCGTGCTTCTTCACCAAAAATTAATTTTTTTGCCATAATGTATTTGTTTTTTATTTATTTATTTAAATATAAGAAAAATATTTCACTCTACCAAATTATTTAGTCTCTTTTATTGGTCTAAATTCTTCATTAATATAACCACAATCATCACATCTAAATGTTGGTATTGGCATGATCTGCTCTTTACCAGTAGGGGATATTAATGCTGATATACGTTTAAATGCATTTACAGATCTAAAATATTGACTACCACATTCATCACATGCCATGTCTTTCATATCTTCTGCAGTTATTTTCGGGGCCTTTGGTTTGCCATCCATTCCTATTATACTCATAATTATTCTTTATCGTTTCTAGATATCTTCATATATCTAATTCCTAATTCTTTATATTGGTAATGAAATCCTTGGTTACTGTTCATGTTTAATAATTCTACCATTTCAATTGCAGATGATTCCCTATCAAATTCTAATGGATGGCCATCTGGGTCCATCATTAAAACAGGGAGTTCTTTATCTGAATGAGTTTCTGGATTTCTATGGTATTTAATCACTATAAATATATGCTCTTTCATTACTTTAACTCATTTAACATTTTTACAATTGTCGACATTATATGTAATTCTTTATCAACTGCAAATGAATCTTGATATTGAGATTCAGCTAATATTAATATGATACTAGCAATATGGCCGGTGGCATAATTATCAATTTCATCAAACAAGTATTTATGTAATGCAGTAAAATCTTTTACTTTACTATCAGCTACTAACTTTCTAATATCTTTAAATGCAGACTTCTTATCCGAGCTAGATTTTAAAAGTTCTAATAATTTGGTCATATAGTTTGCTTGTATAACACTAGTAGCATCTATTTTTAACTCATTATTAATAACCTGTCGCTGGCAGCCATTTAATACCCGTCTTATATCCGGGTAGCCGGCGTTTATAATAGTAACAAGGTCTTTGTTATCATATTTAACTTGTAATTCATCAAGGATTTCGACTATACGCTTTGCAACTTCCTTTTTATTAGGAGGTGTAATACCAAATACTTGACATCGCGATTGTATTGGATCGATGATCTTTTCAACATAATTACATGTTAAAATAAACCTAGTTGTTTTAGAAAACGTTTCCATTAAATTTCTTAATGCAGCCTGACCATTCGGTGTCATGTAATCTGCTTCATCTAATATAACAATTTTCCATTTTTTAAATCCTATCGTACTTGCATAATTCTTTATCTTTGTACGAACAGTATCGACATTATTTTCATCAGAGGCGTTGATATACATGATATCCGCATCTACACCATTTGCTATAATTTTAGCTAACGTAGTTTTACCAGTACCTGCCTGACCATAAAACAATAAATGAGGTACGTCGCCATTTTCTAAATATAACTTAACTTTGTCTATGATATGTTCATTACCTACATATCCATCTAATGTCCCGGGTCGGAACTTCTCGACCCATAAAGTATTTTCTTGATTTCCAAACATATTTATTTAATTTCCTGTTGAACCATATCCACCTGAGCCTCTAGAACTAGTAGTTAAATGTCTAACTTCTTCTAATTCAATTTCTGGATAAGGCATTATAACTAATTGGCCTACACGATCACCATCTTGGTATCGTTTAACATTTGCAAAATAACTATCGCTATCAAATTTATATCTAAAAGTTATTTCACCCCTATATCCTGAATCTACTACACCTACACAATTTGCTAAACTAAGATCTTTTTTAGATACAGATGACCTAGGAAATAACAATCCAACATAACCTTCCGGAACTTCAAATGCTAACCCGGTATGGTATTCTATAAAATTATGCTCTGTATTAATCTTATGAGCGATAGCGGTTATGTCCATACCTGCATCGCCAGGCGTTGCATAACTAGGCGTTACTGCGGTATCTACTAATTTTAAAAATTTAACTTTCATACTAAGCTGCTTGTAATTGTACTAAATAATAAGTCGATGTATATGTTTTACCGGTAAATGATACTCTAGCTAGACCTGCTTTAGAAACTTCAATATAACCTTCATCAGCATCTTTATTTGCAGATAAAATTTCTTTAAATAAGTTAGCCGAGAAACATGTTGCACTTAAATCGTTTGTAGATGTCTCTGGAATAATTGGCCATGTAATTCTATTGGTATTCAAGGTAGAATAATTCAATATCATTTTAGTCCCAGACCCGTTACTCTCTACTGCAAAGTTTTCAGTTTCAGGTAATGCATTTTTTGACTTGATAAACTTATCTGCAAAGTCTTTTGTTAATTTAATTTTAACGCCAAAATCAGGAAGACCTTTCATTTGAGGTACTTGTCTAATTACTGATAAATCTGCTAACATAAATGTTACATTAGTTGTTTTATCAGCAACGTTTATTGAAAATGCAGCGTTATCGGCTTTGTTAACTTTTACATCAATATTTTCATCTAATGCAGTTAGCAACTTTGTTAATTGAGAAGTCGTATATACACCTAATGTACCATCTTCTACATCAAAGTCGTTCATTGATACTGAACCAACAACGTTCTGATCATCTGTGATAAACTCACATGACAATGTTTTGTCTTTTACATTTAAACCTACTGAATTAGCACTTCCTGCTAAATAATACTTGTCAATAAAACTAGTTAATTTTCTCTTTTCCATCTTTTTACTTTTATTCGAAGAATTGATTAAACACTTCATTATTTACTAAATCTCTTGTACTACCACCAAACCTATCATATAACTGTCTATTCTTGTTATAGATATGTATAGCTTTATCTGGATCCTTAAACATTTCTTCCATACTCATTAATATAGAATAGAAATCTCTAGGGACAACCGTTTTCAATAATTCATTATGACACTTTACAATTTCTTCTACTTGCTTAACAGTGTCATTAAATACAAATAAATTATTCAATGTCATTTTCATTGTAACATCGCCTTTATAATTTGATACATCACCAAACGTAAATCCTTCTGATACTGGATGACCTAATGGATTAGGAACTAAGTCAGATGCATTATACGGTAAGTTTTCTCCTTTTGGAAAATATAAATCCGTAAAGGTCATTTTACTTAATTGAGGTGAATGTAAATACGTTCCATATACAGGATATAGACCAGGTGATGATGAATCTGTAGATACTTGTATTCTACCTCCATGATATTTGTTTACCATCTTTTGAAGGAAACTCAGCATAAAGAAATCGGATATCTTTGATATACCTAATACATGTATAAATTGATTACGAACCTTTTCAAATTCTCTATTTTTAATCATAGGAACTAATGCTGACATGAACATGGTAACACGCTTTTGAGCACCTCCAATACACCAACCATTGAATTCAAAGTCTTTCATCTTTTGATACCAAGCTTCATATTCTTCAACATTGTTACCTTGAATAACATTTAAGAATTTACATTTACCGGTTTGGTTATCTGCGAAGTATGCGAAGTTATCATAACTAATATTCATACATTCGTAAAACTTTCCGTCATACTTTGCACGCGGCGGAATATCTAAGTTAACTCCTAGATCACAATTGGCTTCTAACCAATCAAATATAGTCTTCTTAAATGCAGGATCCCATTTAATAGCACCGGTAGCTAACTGGAATCCTCCCGAATCTCCTAGTACTAATACATCATCTTCTAATCCATATCTATCTCTAGCATCCATCCATTTGTAATGGTGGCCCGCCGTAATTAGAAAATATGGATGCCTCCATGGATCTGGAAAATCTTTATCATAAAATCTACATGATAATCCGGGCTTAACTTCTTTATTCTTTTTGAAGTCTCCTGCACAGCCTCCTGCAGATAATGACGGGTAATAAATTAAATCTTTCATTAAAATAATTCCATTTGAGTTGTTTCTTGTTCTATTTTATTTACAAATTCTTGATATAATAATGATTCGCAATATTCTTTTTCATGCCATACATTAATCTCTTTATCAAAGTCATTGGCAATAATATATCCTTCCATTTGTCTACCTAAGTTAGATACTTTACCAATATCATAATGAGTTCTAGGATCGTTAATGGCATCCCATATGGTATCTACTGCGGATTGTACATCGAATGGTTTATACAATCTGTCTTGATCGATAAATTCTGGGAAGCTTCGGAAATCTGGAAATACTATATCAGCTCCAAATGCTGTGGATTCAATTACTGTCCATGATACATAATCTTGTAATGATGAATTGAATTGCACTTTACATGTTGCTAATTCTATATAATATTCTTCTTTCGTCAATCCGGATAACAATTTAAATCTAGGTTGTTCTTCAGCTAATTCATTTAGCGCTTCTAGAACACCTGGTAACATGCTTCTAAACGATTTACCAGATGTAGTAACATGCCATTCGAAGTCTGGATTCTCATTTAAGAATTGTTCCGCCACTTTCATCATGAAGAATGGATTCTTCTCTTTATCTAATCGAGATGAATATACGATTACATTTTTCTTTTCTACCTTACCATCACAATCATGATAATAATCGGCCAATACTTGAACGGTAGAGAGTAAACCAATTGGTAATGATACAACATGTATCGGAGCTTCGAAGCCTGCTTCACGAAGTTGTTCTTTATGAATTGTACTTCCTACAAATATACCAGTTAATCGTTTATCTAATCCTAATTCATATGGACGCATCCAATCACGCATTGGATATGTGAAATCATATTCATCAACTGATTGAGCATGACACATTGTATACACCTTTACATCCTTATAGCCATACAGGTCTAATGCATACCATATGGCCTCGACTCCTGGTGTCCAATAGTCTTGCAAGAATATTATATCACCATCCTGTACTTTGTCGTTATACAGTAGGTTTAAGAAGTTTTGGCATTGAGATAAACAATATTTACCTCTACCAATTGCATCTAATACTGCACCTACCTTAATTTCACAATCCGGATCAAACTCTCCTTCAATATCTACAAAATTAAGATCTGGATATTCCGCGAATGTTTTTGGCATCCATTCTTTACATAACTGATATGTATACCTAGCTTTAAGGGGTTCGAGGCCGAAATAAAATAAATTTCTTTTCATGCTATTCATTTGTTCTATCAAATTTATAATCATCTGGATTAATTTCCATCATATTACATTTTGTAATCTGATGTACTCTATACCATCCAGCATCAATTGATAATGTATCCGTATTCTTTAGCTTTGCTAAATTTTCATCTTGTATTCTATATATAACATGAACTCTATTAAAGATAGACATTGGAATTTTATCCATTGTACCTTTATTAGCTTCTATTGTTACATATTGATTCGTAGTCAATATAGTATGAATATCATCCCAATTGCCATGAGTACAACACATTTCAATATATTCAATTGTAAAATAAGCATGAGGATAATCTTTATAATTTTTAGGTAATTGGCCTCTAACAAAAACCGTTTCAATATCAGACAATCTGCCTTCTACCTCTTTACCATACCAGTAACTTTTTCCGTACATATCTTTTTATTTTTTATTAATATAAGAAAGTTTTTGCAAACAACCAAATGTTTTTAATTAAATGTTATTTACTTTTTTACTAACCAATTTTCGCGGAAATTGGTATTTAAAATATGAACATCTGCCCATACTTTATCAAATCTTCTATCAATAGAAGAAGTTAATCCATCTAGATTTCCGAAGAGATCTCTACATGAATTTTCAAGAGCTATATCACTATTCTCTTGACGCGCTTTCAACTCATTAACCTGTCTGGCCAACCTTATCACTCTTGAAACTGCGAACGATAACGCTCCAACCCCAATGGTACTTAAAACTGTAATTAATGTTTCCATAATATTCCTTTTTTTTGAATATTTAGCCGAATGCAAAAAACTTTCCTAAATTATTATTTTCTGGGATCAATCCCCAATTCATAGCACTATAAAAATCGTTTAACTTATTTGCAAATGCAGATTTAAATACTTTATCATAATCTATATGACCTTGTACAAAGTCTGCAATTGCTTTAGGATCATCATAACCTTTCAATGCCATTGTATCTAATCCCATTGAATTATTTTTAAGATATGTCCATTTAATTTTTTCGCCATTTATAATA